TTAACTAACCCGCAAATCCCCCGCTTTGCCTCCAGAGTGTGGACACAATGTGGACATTCCGCTGAGAGGATTATAGCTCACAGCGTCCAGTAAATAATCTGGAGCGAAGTGTGCGTAAACCATCGTTTGCGAAATATCCGCATGACCCAAGATTCTCTGTAAGGCAATGATGTTGCCCCCCTTCATCATGAAGTGCGTCGCGAACGTGTGCCGCAAAGCATGGGCCGCCTGTCCATCTGGCAAATTGGGTTTTGCTTCTTTCATCCTCAAGCGGAACGTCTTGTAACTCACCCGGAAAAGTCGCCCTGATTCCCTGTGTTTAATTATCCTGGCGATATCATCAGATATCGGAACAACGCGCCTTTCACCGTTTTTTGTCAGGGTAAACATGACTCTGTTACCGACAATATTTTCCGCTTTCAGATTGTATGCCTCCCCCCACCTTGCACCTGTAGCCAGCAGCAATATCGCTATGCGGTAGTAATCACCGGAACATAGCGACAAGAGCCGATCAACCTCGGTCTGTGTCAGGTATGACATCTCGGTTTTGGGCTCTTTCAACGCGGAAACCGATGTCACGGGATTTTCCCCGTGGAACTCGTCGATCTCCGCCATTGACTTGAAAATTCCACTCAAGGCGAAAAGGTCATGATTTATCGTTGAAGCCTTAATCCCCTGCTCCAGCCGGTATGCTCGGTAATCAATAATGCAACGTGCATCAAGCTGGTAAAGCATAGGGTCGCCCATATCCTGGCAGATGCAATTAACCGCGCTTAGTCTGCGGTTCGCATAGTTTTTGTTTCGTCCAATCAACTGCCACCAAAGCGCAATAAACTCGCTTAGCTTTCGTTTATCAGCCGGTTTATTCAGATAATCATGATTCTGAAATTTGGCAATGATACTGCGCTCAAATGCGTGCGCTTCTGCCTTTCTATCAAACTTCCGCCGAATGCGTTTTCCATCGCGCCCGCGCGGCCTTACATCCACTTCATAGCGACCATCTTCGAGTTTCTTAACGGACATAAGAAGACCCTCCGATTGTCAGTTCACTATCCTGGTAACAAATAGTGAAAATGTAATGTTTATATAAAGTTAACCAGTCTGTTTCCCGGAGTGGTCTGATTGCGTTGTCTCTTGCCCAAAGTGTGCGAGAGCCGGTGCGATCTGGCCCCGGCTTGGGTCGATCCGGTCATACATAAACCAGTCTTGATACTTATGAAAACGAGGGTGTCCAAAAATACTCACTGCTGCTTCGAGCGTCATTTTCGTCTTATCACGCTCATACCCCCCATAACTTGAATAATTTAACCCTGTTAATTCAGACATTTGCCTTTTAGTTAAACGTTCAGAGTCGCGAATAAGCGCCAGTTTTTCGCCTTGCGTCATTGACATAATGATAGGATCTCATCACAATCATAAAAATTAAGCACACAGGCAACATTTGCCCACAGTGCCACCAGAAGCCGATTAGTGCTCATTAAGCCTCAAATGACCTCAACGTATGGAGTCTAACAAATGACACAATTACGAGAAATTGATTTAACGGCGGGATCTCAACATTTACGCCAATTCCCGTTAGACAACGCTCGCGTTGCTCGCACGTGCAAAATGACAACCGCGCAGGCTGAAAGCATCCGGGATATGAATACCGAAGAACTACAAAAACAGATTTTCGTTACGCCGGTCGAGTTTGCTTATCTGACTGGCCGCACGTTAAAGAGCGTTCGCAACCTGATGGACCGCGCACAATTGCCAGTTCATCGCGAAGGAATGCCCGGTTCGAAACGTCCTAAACGTTTCATCATGCTGCAAGAATATTGGGATGCAGTGGCGCATTGCCGCGCCCTGATTACCCCAGAAGAAAAGCACTTCATTGATCGGTTGATGCGAGATAAGAAAACATATCGCCGTGTAACTGGTAACCAGCATTCAACACACAAGCGCAACAGTCACAGCCAGCAAAGCCGCATTGCATGACAACAGCGGGTATACAGGTACAGGGATTGAAAATGCTTATCCAGATCAACAGCAAAACAGCAATCTATCGCGGCTTCACCATCGTGAAGCTGCCACGCAAAAAACCGTATTCGCGCCAGCGTTATCAAATCACCAAAGATGGTAATTATCTGGGTTTGGACTTCGGATTGTCTCAAGCTCGACAGACTATCGATCAGCTACATCGGGGGCATTAATGACAACTTCAACAGCAGCAGTTATTGAAGCGCGAAACCGTTTAAATGCTAACAGGCAAGATGGTGCGCGCACTTTATCGCGTGGCGGCTACGGCCCCGATCATCAATACAGCAGATCGCGTAATGTTGCTCAGGGTATGGCTCTTTCCGATATTGCGCGAAATGGTTTTGAGGTGCGTTGTAAAGAAACAGGCATTCAATTTTCAATTCTTCCAGGGGGCTCAATTTGCGAATTATTCACCGCAGAATTAGAAGCGTACTGGAATAGCGGCGCGCGCTGATTTAATAACGGCACTATGAAATGATTTATATACGGCATTTTTTTACCGGGGCTTCGCTTTATCTTTTTTCAGGGGATTGAACATGACAATTCAAAAAAATGACCGCGCGCACCTGCTTGGGTTGTTGCGTATCAAATTAAACCTGATGAAGAAAGAAAAGCTTTCCACTAATGAAATTTACCGCAGCCTGGAAGATTGGATCGCCAACAGAGAACAGGTTGCAGTAAACAAGGAGCATAAAAATGGTTAACTCCCCTCTTATCTGGGCGGGCGGCAAGTCTCGCGCTATGTCGCATGTGCTTGATGCTTTGCCCCACGGTGATTGCCTGGTTGAGCCTTTCGTGGGCAGTGGTAGTGTTTTCCTGAATACTGACTATAAGACTTATATTCTGTGCGATAGCAATGCCGCGCTTATTAATTTTTATTCGATTCTGAAAAGTAACACTGAAGGTTTGTTGAATGCCGCCGCTGAACTTTTTGAAGACGGAAATAATAAAGAATCATATTATCAGTATCGAAATGAATTTAATGTATTCAATCGTGATTTTTGTTCATGCACTGATAATAAAGGGCACGATGACAGGCTGTATTATCCTGAAGAGTTTATAAGATTCGCCGCCCTATTCCTTTATCTGAATCGTCACTGCTATAACGGTTTGTATCGTGTAAATGCAAAGAATGAATTCAATGTACCTTTTGGACATCGCCGCAAGCCAATTTTCCCTGTGGCGGAGATTCAGCACTTTTCTAAAAGGGCATATGAGAAAGGCGCTCAGTTTCTTTGTGCGGATTTCCGCTACACCATTCCTGTTGCCAGCCGTGTATTTGAAAACACAGTAATTTACTGTGATCCGCCATACCTGCCAGCCAGCGCAACGGCTGATTTCACAGCTTATGGAAAGCCCTTCACGGCAACTGATCACCGTGACCTGGTTGGGGCATTAATCGCCGCTCATAACAATGAAGGTTGTGTGTCCGTTTTTTCAGGTAGTGACACCGCGGACACGCGCCAAATTTATTACCCGTTCACCCTTAAGCCTTTTGAAGTTCGGCGCTCAGTTGGGGCTAAAACTCGTAATATGGCTGGCGAGGTGATTGGCACTCTGCGTGTCTGTGATTGCTGCGGGCGCGTAGGCGGTGGCTGTCCTGATTGTGGTGCTGTAATGGGCGATACGACTTATTCAGAAATGGTGGCTTCTGGTGCTTTTGAAGATCAGGAGGTGTTCTGATGAATACAGTTGAGGCGGTAGTAACTAAGGTTCTGGACGTGCGTCCATACCGTAATTTCTGGATCACGCGCGTTGAGGTTCTTAGTGAGGGTGGTTACAGCAGCACCGAGATAATCAGTTATTCCGAACGTGACGCGCGGGAAGTAAAGCCCGGCGACACTGTGGCAATCTAGGGTGAGCCGGTGACTCAGGCGCGTCGTGTTCACTCTATGACTACGGATAAACCGGGCAGCTTTAACGAGGCGACCCGGTACGCCTATCCGTGGAATGAACCCAAACAGGCCATCGCTGTCGATAAGACTCCCGCTGTTGATCTATATGAACTGGGTCAAGAGCAGGAGTTTTTCGCGTGGGTTGAAGATACCCTCAAACCACTACCTACATTTATCCGCCGCCGCGTTTCCTCCCGCATAAATGCCGTACACGCTGACAAAGGGCGTCACATCGCAAAGTTAACCCTTCGCAATATCGTGGCACGCGACCTTCCCCACGTGCGAGCAGTTACAGAGCAATACGCCGTGCCTGTTGGCAGCGACTGGATCATTTCTTCCGAATTAAACCCACTGTTTCATACGTTTGAAAACCTTCGTGAGCTAACGCGCCGGTTCAATCAGTTGGCTGACAGCACGGACGAAGATATTGATTTACTTGCTCAGGATATCGCTATTTATGCAAATGCAGCCTTAGCTGAAGTGAGTGAAGCCTGTGCTGTACTTAGCCCTGTGGATTACAGCAAACGAATGCTTCGTGAAGGCTCAAGGCTAATTGCTTACTTCGGGCTAATCGCGCCCTGGGCTTCACGGCGCAAAATGCCACTTGATGAAATGGCCGCTTCAATTCGAAAAATTCTTGATGATCGTTTTTGGTCACGCCTGCTGCGAAAGTACACGCGCCGCTGGCGTGAACATCTGCATATTGCCTTTGGTGATGTGCGCCGCGATGTTTCCCCCTATTGCAGCAAAAATCACGTTAAACAGTGGGATGCCCGCCGCAAACGTAGCAGGGAAATCATGAGCCGCCTGGAACTTGAAGATCAGGTTACTGGTGAGCGCATGTCGCTGATAGAGCAGATTGATAAAAGCGTATCGAACCCTGAAAAACGCCGTGTAGAACTTATGACGCGTATTGGTGGTTTTGAGAAGGTGGCAACGGAAAGCGGTTATGCCGGAAGTTTCTTCACGCTCACGGCCCCATCTAAATATCATGCCTATACCGCGTTTGGACATCGTAACCACAAGTGGAACGGAGCAAGCCCACGCCGTTCACAGCGGTATCTCAATCAAATTTGGCAACAGATTCGCGCTGAACTCGCACGCCGCGAAATTCCTGTTTTCGGTCTTCGCGTAGCTGAATCCCATCATGACGGTACTCCGCACTGGCATGGCCTGCTGTTTACAGCCCCAGAGCACACTGCGGAGTTGAAAGAGGTTATGGAAGACTACGCAACGCGTGAGGATGCGGAAGAGCTAACTGGCAAGTCTGGTAAGCAGCCCCGCTTTGAACTTAAGCCGATTGATCCGGCTTTGGGTAGCGCTACGGGTTATGTCGTCAAATACATCTCAAAAAACATTGATGGTTATGCCCTAGACGGCGAGAGCGATCACGAAAGTGGACGCCCACTGAAGGAAACCGCTAAGCACGCAACAGCCTGGGCGTCATGCTGGGGTATACGGCAATTTCAGTTTGTAGGGGGAGCGCCAGTGTCAGTCTGGCGTGAGCTGCGTCGCCTGAGAAATCAGGAGTTAGCTGACAAAGTTAGCCCTGTCTTTGGAGAGCTGCATCGCGCGGCTCATGCGGGAGATTGGCAGGGTTACATCACTTTGCAGGGTGGCCCTTTTGTTTCCCGCTCCAGGCTTGTCCTCCGCGCCTGGTATCAATACAAAAACGAGCCGACCAGCTATGGCGAATATCAGAAATCTATTAAGGGTTTGGTTATGCCTACTTCCAGCATTCCGCCCGTAGAAACGCGCCTCCATTCTTATCGAATTGTGAAGATGAAACCTAAATCTTCAGACCACGCCGATCCGGATTTTGACCTTAAGGGCGCGTCTGCGCCCTCTTGGACTCGTGTCAATAACTGTACCGAGTACAAAAAACATACAGCTCCACCCCCTTTAAATCCACCAGATCTGACTGTGCCAACAGGCGAAGTGCAGCCAGAGCAATTTGAAATCGGTCAATTGAGCCGAGATCAGAGAAAACAGATTGCGGAAGACATCAGAAACCACAAATCAAATCAGCGTGTTTCACCTGCTGATCAGTTTGAGGCGCTCGCTTTAAGCATTACTGCCGGTGATTGCACCGACTATGACCGGGCTAGGGCTGAAAGCTATCTCAAAGCTGCACACGCTATACGCCAAGAAGAAAATGCAGCAAGCGAGGATGTTACAGTACTGTCAGATGAGATCATCAGTTGGGCAAAATTAAGAAAAATCCAAATCAACTCGGTGCAGGCGATGAAGCTAGCACAAGGGAGAGAAGTTACCGTACTCGATACAACTTATAGGGCCAATCTAATAACCGGGGAACTGGTTACGACCGGTGCGGACACGCACTGGCGTAAGACGCTCGCTCGGCACAAGGCGGACTTACTGCTCAACCGTTGGCGGCAGGCGTCCAGGTAAGTGTGATTCATAAAACATACTGTAATTTCATATAGCATTCCCCTTTCCTGTTCTGAGAATAAGTGCAATACTATAAAAGTAGTCCAATGATGTTTTTGTATTTTTTATTTAAAATTAAGAGGTTAGAATTACAATGGGCGAATTAAGTGGTATTCAGTCAGATTTAGCCCAACTAGTCAGGCTGGTTATAGCCGAACAATATGATGATGTTCGGTTGTATGTCGCTCGCTTAGTGCGTAAGTATCGTGACTCATCACCTGACTTAGCGGCTCAGCTTGATCAATACTTGCGTTCGAAACCTGCGGGTAGCCATAACAGTTTGCGTAAGGCACCCAGCCCTGCACCTGCAATTTCTCAACAGCCTTTGCCTGTTGATGATGAGTCGCGCCTAAGTTTGCTAAAAACGCCGGTTTTGAAAGATGAACTTGAGAAACCAGTGCTTTCGGAAAAAAATGAATTGGTATTAGACAGGCTCATACTTGAGCGTAAAAACATCCAACGGTTAAACGATTTGGGATTGTCACCAACACGATCTGCAATTTTTGTAGGCCCCCCAGGAGTAGGGAAAACCTTAACTGCGGCTTGGTTGGCAAAAAAACTTAATGTACCTTTTTATATACTTGATTTAACTGCTGTTATGAGTAGTTATCTTGGAAAAAGCGGTAACAACCTGCGAGCTGCACTGGATTATGCGAAGAAAAAACCATGCATCTTATTACTTGATGAAATTGATTCAATAGCCAAAAAACGCAGTGATGACTCTGATATTGGAGAACTCAAAAGGTTGGTAACAGTCATCTTGCAGGAAGTTGATGAATGGCCGACAGATTCTCTGTTGTTGGCGGCCACAAATCACGAAGAGTTAATTGATCCTGCATTATGGCGTCGCTTCGACATGATTGTTAACTTTGACAGGCCGGATGCCGAAAATATTGCTGATGCAATAAGAAGATTTTCAGGGCCTGATTTTGCGATGTTTTCACGTTGGGTTGATATCTTGACTTTAACGTTTAAAAATGAATCGTTTAGTAATATTGAAAAAGAAATAAATAAATTCCGTAGAGCTGTTGCATTAGGGATTGCATCTGATCAGGAACTGATTGAAGAGTTTATAAAAAGTAGGATTTCTATATTGGAAAGGCCTGAGAAGCTGGAGGTGGCCTTAAGTCTCAGTAAAAAGACAAAGCTCTCGCAGCATTCTATCTCAGATATTACCGGGGTTAGTCGAGATACTATCCGTAAACGTCGTGCCTCTGAGGGCACAATTGCATAAAAGGAATTGTAATGGCTACTAACTTTCTAATAGGTCGTGGGGAGTTGCTGGCGAGTGCTGTTTCAGGCCCTCGCCGTGGCATGGATAAATCAGAGGTTTATACATTTGCTGAAGCAAAGCAAAGGCTAATACCTCAAGTTCAACAAGCAACATCTGATTTGGATGATTTACCCGCTAGTGCCTGCCCAAACGATTATGCTGTTGCTAGTTTAACACTTAATCCTAGTTATATTGCGCGTTCTTTTTTTCCTGACACTTTACTCAGAGAAAACAACCTGCAATCAATAGGAAGTAAAACCGTTAAAATTAAGCCTGACGGCTGGAAGCGCAAAGTCGAAGTGACTGAGTTTCCAACTACCCAGATTTTTGTGGCGGGTAAGCGTTCTTCTTTTAAAAATATACTGCCCTGGGTACAGTCTCTAGACGCTGGCAGTGATCAAGCGATAGACTTTGCGCGAATTGAAGCGTTTTCTGCTTATAAGCCAGAAGAAAGAATCGTACCCTTTAGCAAGAAGGAGGCTGGTGACTTCTACGAGGTAGGTGTACATCTTTTACCTAGTGACAATAGTGACCTTGTCCAGTCTGCTTTTATGCGTTATGCCGAAGCTAACGATATTACACCTTACTCAGAGCTTTCTTTTACTGCGGGTAACCTTTGGTTTGTCCCTGTACAGTGTGGGAAAGAAAAAATTGAGATTTTATCCTTATTCACTTTCGTTAGGGTAATCCGACCCGTACCTCCTTTGCGCGGTATTCGTCCAATACAAAGAGCCGCTGGAGCTCAAGTTCAAACGCTATTACCAAGTGATCCGCCAGTAAGTGATTTAAGAGCAGCTATTTTAGATGGTGGCCTGCCTAAACAACACTCAATACAGAAATGGCTCAATTCATATCGAGTTATGGATGATGGTGCAGCAGATGATAGCGATGCGTTGCAGCATGGCCTTGCAGTAACTTCTGCTTTTCTTTTTGGCCCATTAAAAGCTAGAAATATGGCTCCACGCCCATACTCTTATGTTGATCACTTGAGAGTTTTAGATGCTGATATCTGTAATGAACACCCGCTTGAGCTTTATAGAACACTAGGGTTGATTGAAGAGGTGCTTCTTTCTAGACAGTATCAATTTATTAACTTGAGTTTAGGGCCCAATTTGCCTATTGAGGATTCAGAAGTTCATGCATGGACTTCTGTGATCGATGATCTGCTCAGTGATGGTGAAACGCTCATGACAATCGCTGTAGGAAACAATGGTGAGATGGATCAAGAGTCCGGCAATGCCAGGATTCAAGTTCCTTCTGACTCAGTGAATGGTCTTTCGATAGGAGCGGCTAATTCTACAGATCCTAATAAATGGGCGCGTTCCTCGTATAGTGCTATGGGGCCAGGCAGAAGCCCTGGTGTTATTAAGCCTGACTTAGTTGCTTTTGGGGGCGAAGAAAGCGAATATTTTCATGTACTAACTGAAGATGTAAATCCAGTAATAGCACCTCTAATGGGTACAAGCTTTGCTGCGCCATATGCATTACGGACTGCGGTTGGAATCAAGGCCCTTTTGGGTGGAAATCTAACAACGTTAGCGATTAAAGCGCTGATGATTCATTCATGTTCTCAAAAAAATTATTCCCATGCCGAAGTTGGTTGGGGAAAACTACCTGAAGATGTTAATGATATAATTATAAGCCCTGATGGAGTCGCCAGAATAGTGTATCAAGGAGAGTTGAAGCCTGGCAAATATCTCAGAGCAGCACTACCAATACCTGATGGCGGTCTTAATGGTATGGTGAACCTAACAGCAACCTTTTGTTATTCAACATCTGTCGACCCTCAGGATTCAGCCTCTTACACAAAGGCAGGCCTCGAAATTTCGTTCCGACCGGATGAGAATAAGAAAAAGCAAGGCGCTCAGAACGCTGATACTAAAGGTTTTTTTGAGCTTAAAAAATATGCTAATGAACAAGAGCGTCGTTCTGATATGGGGAAATGGGAGACAGTACTACATGCATCAAAAAGTATGCGTGGCACGTCTCTAAATAAACCTGTTTTCGACATTCATTATAATGCAAGGCAAGGAGGAGGCGCGATACAAAGTAACAAAGCTGACAAAATTAAATATGCTTTGATACTTACGATAACCGCAAATAAACATCCGGATTTGTATAACGATATATTACGAAGTTATAACCAAATTTTGGCACCTATTCAGCCTCAAGCTACTGTCCCTGTCAGAACTTAGTTACCTATCTAAAAGCCTCATTTTTGAGGCTTTTTTTATCGCTGCAAGAATATGAGCGAATTTTCACAATTTTTTTGATGTTATTAATCCCCTTCCGCGCCAGTTCTGTTACGGTTCCGGCTGTATTTCAAAAGTGCACAAAAAGAGGCACGTTTGGCGCGCAGGCGAGGCCAGGGAATGAGCGCGCTGAGGGGTGGGATATATGAATGAATCACGCCTGACACCTTCCTGTCTACGTCGCTAGATTTGGCGGCATTCCTTTCTTCTTGGCCTCTTTTCTCTGTCGCACAATAGTGCACAAACTTGCACAATTTTTTTGACGCTATTTATGCCCTTTCCGCCCTGTGGCAGTGTGGTCTGGCCACGGTTCGGCAAATGCACAAAAAACGAAGCAAATGTCGCGCGCAGGTGACGGGGGAACAGCCCACGCGACGGAGGGACGTGAGGGGATGCCTTTAATTGCCATTCCTCGGCCTTTTCCGCCTTCTCCGCGCGTTTTCTCGCTTCCGGCTGTGTGCAGGGTAAATTGCAGAAAGCGCCTGCCAGAATGGCGCTCATTCGCTCTGAGTGAGGGGGGTAAATGCTGCGCTGAGTGGTGTTCAGGTGGTGGCCGGTCATGCGAGGATTGAAAATTACTGAAGGAGAACCGCCGCAGGATGTGCGGCGGGTGGAACGGGTCACTCGTCTTTGAGCAGAGCGTAGGGATTAAAGCGGATCACTTCCTGACCGAGCCAGTCATTGACGCCTTTCATTGCTTCCATCACAGGCAACATTTCGTTGATGGCAAAGACGCGCGCCGCTTTCTCAACATCACCGAGCGATCCGTTGCCTTCCGGCATTGCGCCCATCAGTTGCGGCGGGATGCGGTGAGCGTCGCGCAGATCGTTGCGCGTTGCTGATTTGATGTTAAGAAACTCATCCTTTGCCGATATCTGGCTGAAGGGCAACAGTTGCACGCCGTCTTTGCCGCCGCCCGGCGCGTGGATCAGCACGTTTTTGAAGGACCCTTTCCCTCTGGCCTGCGACAGCGTCTTTTGCACCACCTTTATGCTTTCCTGATCCACCTTCTCCGACCCGACATAGAGAATGCATCCGGCATGGGATCCGTTGTCGTAATAGAGTTTGCGGAACCTGTCGGCAGAATGGGACAGGCTGGCGGACAGCAGCGCTCCCATGTATTCAGGCATACCGTAGATTTCCTGATGGATATCCGGGTTCATGATGTGGCAGACCTGCCCTGTTTTAAATTCGTATTCATCTTTCCACTGCCGGATAAACCAGTAAGTATCAAGGTCACTCCCCCGCCGTGTGTTCAGGGCCGGAACATGCTGGAGTTTGAGCGGGTCTCCCAGGCGATTAGACCGACGCTCAAGATAGGCATTGCCGAAGACAAACCAGTCCAGCGCAAACGCAGAGAACGCCTGACGTGACAGCAAGGGGTGAGGGATATAGCACCCGGTCAGCACATTGCGTTTGAAGTAAAGAGCCGACTGATGCAGCGGGGATTGTGCGAACGCACGGGTTAACCCTTTCCAGTCTATTGGCGTTTCGTAGTACCGGCCGTTATCGACGCAGCACATGCTGTCCAGCAGATCATAGCCGTCCGTTACCGAATAGGGCCCGTCAAACGTGAAAGCGCTGAGCGCCGGATCGCTTCTGAGTGCGTCAGAGATATCTGGCTGTCCGGCACTGCCACTACTGGCGGTGTGTTTGTTTTTGTAGGTGCGCTTCTTCATCAGAACTCCATAGCAAACCCGCCGCTGCCACTCTCCTGGCCCAGCGGTTCGTTAATAATGGCGAGCATATTCGCCCAGGCTAAATCACCGTGGCTGACGCCGCGGGAGCGGTCAGTGTCATAGGTGATGAATCCGCCAGGCGTCTTTACCTTGCGAACAGAGTTAAAGGCATTGATCAGCGCGCGCTCGCTGCGGTCATACTCCCATCGTCCGGCGCGGATCAGCTGTAGCATTTTCAGCACCAGGGCGCGTTTTGACGTCATTGACATGGTGTAAGGCATCGCCATCGGGAAAAACTTCTTCACTATCTGGTAAACAGCTTCACCATTACCGCCCGTCACGTCGATGCCGACATGCTGAACGTTGTATTTAAAGGTGAAGTTTTCGATAACTTTTGCCTGTTCTTCAAACTCAAGGCCGCGTACCTGTTCCGTTTCCACCGTGCGGAATTTGCCGCCCGGCACCAGTGGCGGCACCACAACACAAATCGCGCCGCTGTCACCATTGCCGCTGCTGCCGTTGGCGTCATAGCCTATCCAGACCGGGCGATTACCCATCGGCCTGGACGCGAAAGGCTTCCAGTCCGGCCATTCGTCATAACCATCTGCCCCGCAGCCAATCAGGGCGTTAAGGTTGAAGGCTGACTCGCCGTCGCGAACGAACTCGCACATGTACAGGTTGCGGAATTCATCCTCGCTGTTCTCATCCTGAATCTCTTCAAGGTCGGTATACTCCCAGCCGTGGTCTATCACATCCTTCAGGGTGACAATCTGACGCCAGGTTTTATCCGGGCATAACAGCCCGCTGTTCAGCGTTTTCCAGCCCACATCAAACGCTTTGCGCTGTGCCTTCGGGCGTTTCTCATTCCAGCGATCTCCCGTCCAGAACGGGTAGGCCTCATGGGTCTCGCCTGATGGCGTGGAAAAGTAGGTACGCGTCAGCCCCTTCAGCGTTGCCATCGCACCTGCAACCTTTCGCAGGTTGGTGAAGTTGCTGACCCAGAAGAATTCGTCAAACTTCAGGTTGCCCGTATATGACTGCGCTGTTGCAGCGGACGTGCCGAGGAAATGCAGCTCTGCGCCGTTACTCAGTACGATTTTGTCACCGCCCTTAAGCTCAACGTCCACCTCTTCCGCCACCTTCTGAATGAATCCCCTGAACTGGTGCGCCTGACGGCGGGATGCAGACAGAAATATCTGGTTGCGCTGGTACGGGTATTTCACATCATCGCGCAGCGCATCAAGCAACGCCTCGCGGGCAAAGTACCAGGTTGCGCCAATCTGGCGGGACTTCAGTATCATGCGGTTTCGGTGATGGCGTTGCTCATACCAGCCGCGTTGATGCCACGAAAGCGAATCAAGAATTTTCTCCCGCAGCGCGACGATCTGTTCTTCGGTGAAGTGATTTTTCAGCTTGCGCCTGCGCGGCTTTTTGCCCGTGCCAGCCCCTGCCGGTTGTCCGTCAGACAGTTTTTTCAGTTGCCGGGTCAGCAGATCAATCTCCTTGAAGTCTCCCCCGGTCTTGTCTTTCTTGTCCGTAAGCTGGATGAGGCGGGCATCCATAGACTGGCTGACGCGCTGGACGGGCGGCGTTTCATCCCATTCATCGCGTTTCTTCCAGGCATAAATTGTGTTCTGATTAATCCCCATCAGGCGCGCGATCTCCGCTGGCGGGTAGCCCTGCCAGTAAAGTTGTTTTGCCCTCTGACGTACAAAAGCGTCCTGTATCATCTGCCCTCCAACGTTTATGGAGTGAAGATTACCCCGCGCGCGATCCCACTATCGCCCCCTTTATGGTCTGGCCTTCCTCCGACAACAAAACCTCGTTGAGACAGCAAGTTACGCTCTGCCATCATGGCCGTACAGAAACCACTCAACAGGATTATCGACATGGCCAGCGCAGCTAAACCAGCCCGTAAAAAATTCCGCGTTGCTGTCTCCGGTGCCACCGTTGACGGGCGTGAAATTCGCCCTGAGCACCTTCGTGATGCAGCAGCAAACTACAGCCCGGACGTGTACGGCGCACGCGTTAACGTGGAGCACTACCTTTCGCCGTTCCCCGGCAGTGATTTCGGCGCAATGGGGGATGTGACAGCACTGAGTGCTGAAGATATCAGTGAAGGCCCGCTCGCCGGACGCACCGCGCTTTACGCCGAGATTGAACCTTCTGAGCGCATGAAGAAGCTGACGGAAGAAGGCAAGAAAATTTACTCCAGCATTGAGCTGCACCCGCAGTTTGCGCTTAACGGCAAGGCTTATGTCATGGGGCTGGCAATGACCGATACCCCGGCGAGCCTCGGCACCGAGCGCCTGAAGTTTGCCGCGCAGCAGCGTCAGCAGGTTATGTCCTTCAACAATCAGCAGGGTGAAGCCCCGCTGTTCACCGATGCCATTGAGGCCGAAATCATCGAACTAGCTGAGCAGCGCAGCGATGAGGGTAAACAGTGGTTCGGGCGTGTCATGGGGATTATCGGCAAAGGCCGTAAGTCTGACGGTGAGCAGTTCAGCCAGGTGCGTGACGCCGTTGAGAATGTCGCTCAGTCCCATGCCGAACTGCTGGACAACTTCAACGACCTGAGCCGCGCCCGCGAGCAGGACCGCCAGGCCATCCAGAAGCTGACCACCGATCTTGCCGCGCTGACCAGCAAACTGGGCAGCACAGACGCCAATTTCAGCCAGCGTGCACCCGCGAGCGGTGGCGCTAACGCGCAACTGGCTGATTACTGATATTCACAAAGAGAGCAGAGAGCATGGATAACAATACCCGCCAGTTATTTGATCAGTACATCGCCCGGCAGGCACAGCTCAACGGCGTATCAACCGCCGCCGTTGCTGCAAAATTTGCCGTAGATCCGACGCGTCAGCAGCGCCTTGAGCAGGCCGCACAGCAGGATGATTCTTTCCTGAGCAAAATTAACGTGTTTGGCGTCAATCAGCAGATCGGTCAGAAAGTCCTGATCGGCAGCAAAGGCCCGATGGCTGGCGTAAACAACAGTGTTACCAGTCGTCGCAACCCTGGCTCAAATCATTCAATGGAGCCGTTCGATTACATGTGCCGCAAGGTCAACTATGACTACGGCATCAGTTATGAACAGCTTGATGCGTGGGCGCACATGCCGGAGTTCCAGCCGCTGATCAGTAAGGCGATGGCTCGCCAGATGTCGCTTGACCGCATCATGATTGGCTTTAACGGCGTGAAGTACAGCGACCCGTCTGACCGTGCCGCTAACCCGCTATTGCAGGACTGTGGCATTGGCTGGCTGGAAAAAATCCGCCAGGAAGCGCCGCACCGCGTCATTTCCAATGTGACGATCACCTCACGCGATGAAGATAACAAGATTGTCGCAAAAGGCACCTACGGCAACCTTGGCGCTGCGGTGTACGACGCCAAAAACAGCCTGATGGATGAGTGGCACAAACGTAACCCGGATAACGTGGTGATTCTTGCGGGCGATCTGCTGACGAGCAGTAATTTCTCGGCCATCAACGCGTTAAGCCAGACCAACCCGAATACCGAAATGCTGGCCGGTCAGCTGATTGTCGCGCAGGAGCGCGTAGGCAATATGCCGACCTTTATCGCGCCTTACTTCCCGGTGAATGGCGTGCTGATCACGCCGTTCAAAAACCTGTCGGTGTACTACCAGCGCGGCGGTCTGCGCCGGACGATCAAAGAAGAGCCGGAATACAACCGTGTCGCAACGTATCAGTCTTCAAACGATGACTTCGTCATTGAAGACTACGGCAATGTTGCGTTCATTGACGGCATTCAGTTCGCCCAGGCCGAAGCGGCAGGCGAGTGACAGAAGCGGCGGGGCATTGCCCCGCCATGACGGGGAGAAGTGACGATGTTAACACCGGCACAACGACATTTTCAGAGGGTCATGGCAGAACGCCGGGGCCAGGCGGATGAAGAATCCGATATCCAGCGTACCGCGCATGAGCAAATTCTGCATCGGCTGCGTATGGACTTGTCCCGCCTCAGCGGCGTGCAGTCCGAAGAAACCAAAGCCGAAATGAAAAAATCCATGCTGCCTGAATATGACGGGTGGATTGAAGGCACGCTCGACGGCGACAGTGGGCGGCAGGATGAAGTCATTACCAGGCTGATGGTCTGGGCGATTGACTGCCGTGACTATGCGCTTGTGTTGAGGCTGGGGCGCTATGTGGTGCGCCATGGATTGACGCTGCCGGATAACTTCAACCGTACGGCAGCTACCTTCCTGACCGAAGAAATGAGCAAACCGGTGCTGACGCTTGCCGCAGCTGATGCTGACGCTGATTTATCGGCCAGTAGCGCAGTGCTTGATGAAGTGGCGGACATTGTCGCCGACAGTGATATGCCGGATGTGGTACGCGCCAAATTGTGCAAAGCCCGCGCGCTTGCCCGCCGTGGTGCGACTGATATCACGACCAAAGCTGAGGCGCTGGCGCTGTTCCGTGAGGCGCTGACGCGAAACCCTAATGCCGGGGTGAAAAAAGAGATCGCCACGCTTGCCCGTGAAGTTAAGAAGCTGTCTGCGGATGGCGGCACGGGTGAAGGCGACGCGGCCAGCACCGGCAAAACTGACGGTACTTGAGCCTGTTCCTGAAAAGACCGCCACAGCCAGCACAGCAGGTAAATCGACGGCGCGTAAGACCACGACTAAGACGGCAACAGGCAAAGCGACAAAGCGCAAGCCTGCCAGCCAGAAAAAGAATTAACGACTTCGGCCCCGTCCGACAGGCGGCGCGGGTGGATACCTGCCCGTATACGGTCTTTTAACCACCCGCCCACCGCCTGATTTATGGGAGATAAGTGCATGAGCAGCCTTGTGGCAAATAAGCGTGTGTTGCCTGCCGACAGTGATACCCCCGATGTTGATGATGGCGATACCACCGTCAGCGCAGGGGATTTCTGGCCAGTGATTAAACTGGCCGATCTCCGTCTGGCCGCGCGCATCACTGGCGGTATCACCACGTCCAGACTGATGCACGTCACCACGGAAGCGGTAGCCCATATCACCGCGCAGTTGCTGGACTGGCGCGCCGCGCAGGTCAGCGCAGGCTTTCACACGCTGGAAGATGTGCCTTCAGCCCTGCCGTCAGGTGAGCCGGAAAAGCTGGTTATCAATGGTGAAAACGTGAAGGTGTACCGCTTCCGCCGCGCAGTCTATTCGATTGCCAGGGCGCTGGTACTTGAAGGCTATCGCGACGTTGATACCACGGCGAAAGGCGATAAAGACGCCGCCGCGCTTGACCTGCAACGGGATGATCTCTGGCGGGATGCCCGCTGGAGTATCGCTGACATTCGCGACACCCCGCGCCTCTATGCGGAGCTTTGCTGATGAAAGTGAAGGCATTGCAGGGGGATACGGTGGATTTGCTTTGCTGGCGTCACTACGGCACCACGCAGGGCGTGACCGAAAAAGTGTTGTCTGCCAATCCCGGACTGAGCCAACAGGTTTTTCTTGATGCCGGTCAGGAGATTGAAGTGCCGGAAATCGCGCGTAAAGCGACACAGGAGATGGTGCAGCTATGGGATTAAGTTTTTTTCAGCGCCTGAATGACTGGCTGACATTCACGATGTCAGCGATGGTCACGAGTATCGGCGTCATGACACTAAGCGAAAAGATTGCGCTGGCCGGTCTTCTCGTCGGGATGGTTTTTGGTGCCCGTGGATGGCTCTATCGCGCCCGCATCGAACGGGGGCAGAAGCGTCGAAACGAACTGATTAACCAGATCCTTGAGCAGGCAGAACACAGACAGATGAGTGAGTCAGATCGCCGGGCGCTTGACCTTCTGCAACAGAATGAGCCGGAAGATGAAACAGCTTATTAAAAAATGCTCCATTGCGGCCATTGTTGCGCTGGGTATAACGCTGAGTCCTGGCGCGTTGCGAACCACGCCTGAAGGCCAGCAAAAGATTGCTGGCTGGGAAGACTGCCGGAATACGCCCTACTACTGCACTGCTGGCGTGCTGACGGTTGGAATTGGTTCGACGGGACGTGTTGAAAAACGTGAGTACAGCGACAGTGAGATCGCCGGTCGCTGGATTAACGATATGCGGCACGCTGAAAACTGCATTAACCAGAATTTTGAAGGCGCGCATATGCCGCAGTCTGCCTTTGAGGCCATGACGGATGCCGGTCTTAATGTGGGGTGTACTGGACTGATGTGGTTCACGGACGGCCAGAAGCGAAAGCAGCGCACGACCATCTGGAAGAAGGCGCAGGCGCATGAATGGCAGGCGATGTGTAATCGGCTGACGGACTTTGTAAACAGCGGCGGTAAACGCAGCCAGGGGCTGGTTAACCGGAGAACGGATTTTAAGGCATGGTGCCTGCGTGACGTGGAGTCTGGAAAGTGAAGATTACAGCCATCTTATGTGCGTTGCTGGCGCTGACCTCTGGTGGCCTGCTCTGGCAGACACATCAACGCGGTAAAGACTCCGTCCGTAACGAGGAGCTTTCCCGCGAGGTGAAGAGCAATGGTGAGGTGCTGGGCGAGCTGCGTGCGCTGACTGCTGACGCCCGCGAAGTTCTTGCACAGCTGCGGGCAACCGAACAGCAAAGAAACGCCGAGGGAGAAAAGCGACGTGAATACATGCGCGATGCCATCAAAGACGATACGTGTGCCAGTACTATTGTGCCTGCTTCTGTCAGTAACAGCCTGCAACACCGTACCGCCGCAGCCGCAAATGAAAATCGTGCACGAACCGGTGCCGGAAAGCCTGACGGCAGCAACGCCAGCGCCGGAACTGACCGCCCCGGTAACGTGGGGCGCGATAGCCATCTGGAGTGACCGCCTGCGCGATGCGCTGGATACCTGCAACGCCGATAAGGCGGCGATAGCCGATCTCGATCTGCGTCGCCTGAAAAGACTGACTGACCACGCGAGGGCAACACCATGACTTTATTCGACTACCTGAGCGCTCACCCTTACTGGACGCTTATTTATCTGCTGATCATTGCGGGCGCGATTGAACGTTTCGGGCGTTAAGAAGGTATCACCATGCTGAAAGCTGACTCACTACGCGAGACCCTGACCCGCGCTAACAAATGGTGCAGAGCCAATCCTGAAGCCTTCACCGTTTTTGTGGAAGAAGGGAATATCGAGACGACCGGCGAAACGCCATCGTTTATGTACCGCTATACCCTGGTGCTGTTTGTAATGAACTTTGCCGGTGATATTGATGATTTCACGCTGCCGTTAATGGCATGGCTCTGGCACAACCAGCCCGATCTGCTGCTGAACCCGGAGAAGAACCGGAACGTTAAATTTACGACCCTTATCAACAACGACGATACCGCCGACATTCTTTTTGAAATGCCGCTGCACGAGCGCGTAAAGGTCACTCTGGACGCAAAAGGCATCCCCAGGGCGGAGCATTTACCGGAACCTAAACCGCGCATACCGTCAGCGGACGGCGACTGGAGCACCATCTTTGAAGATGTAACGTGGGAGGCTGACGCGCATGAGTAACGATCTCTTCCGTGAGCTGGATCAGGTATTCAGTGACATACTCGCGGGCACCTCTCAGGCCGGACGTGTTCGCACCGCCCGCGCGGTTGGCCAGGCACTGCGAAAGAGCCAGCAACAGCGCATCAAAGCACAGCAAAACCCCGAAGGTTCGCCGTATCCTGCCCGACGCCGCAGGGTGCTGCGTTCTCAGCAGGGTATTATGTTTGTCTGGCAGGGTGAGATCCGCCGCCTGAAAAACTGGCATGGAGGCCGGGGGAAATACGGGCGCACCATTACCGGCTTTGACGAAGAGCGCAACGATATTCGCACCTTTTACCGCAGTGATATTGAGCGTTACATCGAGATCAATACGCGCTCAGTGCGCCGCAGCACTGCGAAGAAGGTGCCGATGTTTCAGCGACTGCGCAGTTATCGCTTTCTCAAAATGCGCGCTGATGCAGGGGGCACATCCGTGGGTTATGACGGCGTGGCGGCACGCATTGCGCGTGTGCACCAGTACGGCCAGCGCGATCAGGTTGGGCCGGGTGCCTTTGCTAAATATCCTGTGCGTGAGCTGCTGGGCTTTACCGCTGGCGATGAGCAGATGATTACGGAAAAGGTGCTTAACAGCCTGGGGAGTGGCGCGCGATGAGTGCTGAACTTATCCGCCTGCTGGAAAATATCCTCCGCGTCGGCGTCGTTATTGCCGTTGATGAAGAGAGCTGGCGCGTGCGCGTGCAAAGCGGCGAGCTTCAGACCGACTGGCTGCGCTGGAACACCACGCGTGCCGGGGCATTCAGTATATGGGTGCCGCCTTCCGTGGGTGAACAGGTCTGGCTGGGCTGTATCGGTGGCAACCCTGAAACGGCGGTCATTATCGGCAGTCTCTACAGCAGTGACAACCCTGCGCCGGGCAGCAGCCTGAAAGAGATTGTGCTGACAGCGCCAGACGGTGCCTCTTTCCGCTATGACGCAGAAGCCAGCGCGCTGGAAGCGCAGGGCATGAAGACAGCACATATCAAAGCCTCTGCCAGCGTGACGCTTGAAACACCGATTGTAGAATGCACCGACCATCTGAAAGCGCGGACGTTCGAACTGTCGGAGGGCGGCACGATGAAGGGCAATGTTACCCATTCTGGCGGATCGCTTTCGTCTAACGGGGTGACGGTTCATTCGCACGTGCATGGCGGTGTGCAGGGTGGCAGCAGCAACACAGGGGGGCCGAAATGACAGTCCGCTATATCGGCATGAATCCGGACGGCACGGGCCAGCTTACCGATACCGATCAGCTTTGGAATTCAGTACGCGACATACTGACCACGCCGCTGGCAAGTCGGGTGATGCGACGGGATTACGGCAGCATGATCCCAGATCTGCTGGATGAACCACAGAACGAAGTGACACGCCTGCAATGCATGAGTGCGGCGGTAATCGCCCTGACGATGTGGGAGCCGCGTATTGTCCTGAACGGCATCAATATCAGTTATTCAAAGGATGGCGCTGTCACCGCTGAACTGGTCGGCATTATCACCGAAACCATGCAGACGGCTGGCAGTTCGTTGACGCTCAGGAGTGGCAGCAATGGCAACAGTTGATTTATCGCAGCTACCGCAGCCGCAAATTATCGAAGTCCTGGACTTTGAAGTCATACTCAGCGAGGTCAAAGCCGTCATGCTTGCGGCATTCCCGCAGGAACAGCAACCATCTGTTGCCGCCGCGCTGGAGCTGGAATCCGAACCGCTGAACGTGATCGCTCAGGTGATTGCCTACCGTGAAATGACGCTTCGCCAGCGCATCAATGAGGGCGCCGCGGCATGTATGCTGAGCCATGCCGTCTCAACCGATCTTGATAACCTTGCGGCCAACCTGAATACCGAGCGTCTGATCATCACCCCGGAAACGACAACTGCTGACGCGGAAACGGAAAGTGATACCGCGCTGCGCCTGCGTGCTCAGTCTGCATTTGAAGGCCTGAGCGTGGCCGGGCCCACCGGGGCATATGAATATTTTGCAAAGAGCGTCAGCGGAAAAGTGGCGGACGCGAGAGCAACCAGCCCGTCGCCCGCTGTCGTGATCGTTTCTGTGCTTTCCACAGAAGGTGACGGTACGGCATCGGCAGAATTACTGAGCAGTGTCAGAAATGCCCTCAATGACGAAAACATACGGCCAGTTGGCGACAGGCTCACGGTGCAAAGTGCTGCAATTATTGATTATCAAATCAGGGCGCAGCTTTATTTTTATCCAGGCCCTGAGTCTGAGCCGATCCTTACCGCTGCGCAAAATGCCCTTCAGTCATGGCTCACTCAGCAGGGCAAAATTGGTCGCGATGTCGCCCGTTCGGCCATCATGGCTGCCTTGCATGTTCAGGGTGTGCAGCGGGTGGAATTGCAGGAGCCTGCCAGCGATCTTGTGATTGATGATACGCAGTCGGCGCGATGCACGTCTTTCGCTATCAGCAAAGGGGGAACCGATGAGTAATAGCCTGCTGCCTCCATCGGCAAGTGATTTCATGCGAAACGCGGAGAAGGTGGCGGAGATGATTACTGATATTCCGGTAATGCTTCGCACCTTATGGAACGCAGATACCTGCCCGGTGAGTCTTCTGCCCTATCTGGCTTGGGCGCTTTCAGTAGACAGGTGGGATAAGGACTGGCCGGAGCAGACCAAACGGCAATCTATCCGTGACGCCTGGCTGATTCACCGGCACAAAGGCACCATCGGCGCATTACGCCGTGTTGTTGAGCCACTCGGATACATCATCAATGTTACAGAGTGGTGGGAAACCAACGATCCCCCAGGCACATTTCGCCTTGATATCGGTGTATTAGAGTCTGGTATCACCGAGGAAATGTATTACGAAATGGAGCGGCTCATTGCCGATGCCAAGCCCGCAAGCCGCCATCTTATCGGGCTAAATATTATTCAGGACATACCCGGCTACCTCTACACCGGTGCCCTTACCTATGACGGCGACATCATCACGGTTTACCCCGGATAAGTGAGAACACAATGGCAGTGAAATTTAAAACAGTTATCACCAAAGCCGGTGCGGAAAAACTCGCGGCAGCAACCATTCCGAACGGGAAAAAGGTGAACTTTACGGCGATGGCCGTGGGCGACGGTGGCGGCACGTTGCCGACGCCTGACCCGAATCAGACAAAGCTCGTTAAAGAGGTCTGGCGTCACGCGCTGAACAAAATCAGCCAGGACAAAAAGAATAAGAATTATGTCGTGGCGGAGCTGGTTATCCCGCCTGAGACCGGTGGTTTCTGGATGCGCGAAATGGGGCTTTATGATGATACCGGCACACTGATTGCGGTCGGCAATATGGCTGAAAGCTACAAGCCAGAACTGGCGGAAGGGTCAGGACGTGCGCAGACCGTGCGTATGGTAATCATGGTGAGTGATATCGAGTCGGTCGAGCTGGCCATTGATACCACACTGGTGATGGCCACGCAGGACTATGTCGACGATAAGCTCGCGGAGCATGAGCAGTCACGCCGACACCCCGACGCCTCGCTCACCGCAAAAGGTTTCACTCAGCTAAGCAGTGCGACCGACAGCACGTCTGAGACACTCGCAGCGACGCCGAAAGCAGTTAAGGCGGCGTATGACCTTGCAAAAGCGAAATACACGGCTCAGGACGCTACCACATCGCAGAAAGGCATTATTCAGCTCAGTAGCGCAACCGACAGCACGTCCGAGGTGCTCGCAGCGACACCGAAAGCGGTGAAGGTAGCAAACGATAATGCAAAAGCGGCCAATGAAAATGCGAATACCCGTTTACCGATAGCGGGCGGCTGGCTGACAGGCGGGTTTGGAATTAAAACCGCGATCGGCAGCGTGTCATTCGGGGTGGGTAACTCAGATGTGTATATCGCTAACGGTGCGTCGAATAAGTTTCTGCAACTGAAGCATACGGGCGAGCTGAAGTATGACGACAAGGCTGTTTACCATGAGGGATATAAGCCAACGGCTGACGATGTGGGGGCGCTGCCAGTAAAGGGCACTGCCGAAGCGGCTAAGAAACTCGCCACCGCGCGAAAAATTGCAGGTGTGGATTTTGACGGCACCAAAGATATCAGCCTGAAAACCACGAATCTGGATGATGCGGGTACAGCTGCCACAAAAGATGTGACCACCTCCAGCACCGATACCACTGGCGGGCGGGTCTTGAAGGTGGGTGATTTTGGTGTGGGTGCGGTGGCAGGAGTCGGCCTGACTGATGCTAATAATATCAATTTTAATGGTTTTTTCAGAATGAGCGCCGAGGGTGTTCATGGCCCTGTCGCGAATCAGGCTTCTGAGCTGATTCATTGCCAGTATGATCAGAATACTGGTCGCCAGATTGGCTGGCGTGCTGGTCGCCCCGATGAACCATTACGCCACCGCACAAAAATGAACGGCGAGTGGCAGGGCTGGATTAAGCTCTACGATTCAAATAACCCACCCTCGGCTGATGAAGTCGATGCCGTTTCAGCGTCAAAGGGGGGCACCTACCAGAAAGAGGTCACTTTCTCTGAAGGCGTGAAAATCAGGAACGCAACGGGGATTTATCAGGGCGAGGATGCCGCAGGTTTTTCCAGTAATAACCTGATGCTGAAATCATGGAACGGTATCGGATTTTATTGCACCCTTACCGGCAGTGAGGGCGTCACGGTCTTTGTCGATACCCGTGGCGGGAATGTGGAGGCGAGAGGCCAGATTAAGCCGGGCAGCTATGAGAATTTCGATAACCGGTTTTATACCAAGACGCTGGCTAACAGCACTTTCCAGAAGGTCAATACCGCATCAAAAGGGTCACGCGGATGGTTTAAAGATTCAAACACGGGAATGATATTTCAGTGGGGGATTGAGAGCGTTAGCGGTGCAACCACGCGGACATTCAGTTTCCCGGTTTCGTTTCCGACTGGTTGCGCATCGCTGACGGTATCAAACAACATAGAGCGAACGGCTGGCGAAAACTCAATGACGGGATTTATTAAATCGGCATCACAATATTCCCTGTCAAATACTGCCGCAACAGATCGCCAGTTATGTTGGTTTGCAATTGGTTATTAGGAAGATAAACGATGAATTATTATTTTTCGAAATCAGAGCTGGGATTCTATTGCGATGAAGTGAATGAAGCCATTCCGACTGATGCAGTGGAGATCAGTGAGGATGTATATTTATCTCTTCTGGAAGGTCAATCCAAAGGGAAATTCATCTCCGCAGATAGCGCTGGAACACCGGTTCTGACTGATCCGCCTGAACCTACCCAGGTGGAATTAGTGGCGCAGGCAGAAGACAAGCGCACAGCATTAATGGAGGAGGCAAATGCCAGTATCACCCCGCTACAGGATGCCGCTGATCTTGATATTGCAACTGATGAAGAAATGGAATCTCTCAGGGCGTGGAAGAGGTATCGTGTTTTGCTGAACCGTGTTGATACCAGTAAAGTCCCTGATATTGAATGGCCTGATAAGCCGGAGTAAGTCCATGTTCCGGCACTTGCCGCCAGGAGATGAAGCGGGCAAATGCCCGCTTTAGTTTTATGTGGATGCCGTCAGTACAAGCCCGACAGTGTACTACTGGCAGAGTTGTAGGCGGACGTAGCTTTATCCTTCAGGCCTGAAAGCAGATCGCCAACGGACGACGCTTGCAGGCGTTCTCGTAGGTCTTCATCACAGCGCTGAAAACTGATCGAGAATTCTATTTTTTTCGCCTTTCCGTAGCGGTCAAATTCTGTATGCGTGGCCTGAAGCCCGGTCAGCACATACATGCCGTAAATCTGCCCCGCGCCGCTGATTAAAGGCCAGGGGCGCCCGGTATATGCCTGCGTTGCCAGAACGGTAAGAGACACGTCGCCGCCCGTAATTTCAGGGTAAAGCACCCCATCAAGGTTGATCTGTGTTTCCCCCGCACCGATGTACTGCCATTTTGCCGATCTGTTGATGCGGTCATTTTTTACGTGTCGCCAGTTAAGCGAATGGCGTAGCTGCTGGTAAGGCAGCGTTTTCAGTTCAAAAACGAACATCCCGTATATCATCATCATAATGTTGCGTCCCCTTAATCTCTGTCTTTGAAGCTGCCACGGTTGAGCCGTTCACGGCGGGCGAATTCGGCACTTACGGCGTCGGCGGCAATCCTGCCAATTTCGCGCGCGTCCTGCCGGTCAACGCCGTGCAGGTGTACATGGATTTCCCCCGTAAAGCCGCCAGCGGCAAGCGGTATATTGCTGGCGCTGCGGCTGACTGGCTGAAGTTCCGCCTGTTTAACTGGAAGCGATGCCGCCACCACTGCGGGACGTTCACTTAACCGGCCTGCCGTAGTGGTGCTGGCAAGCTGCGACTCCTTCCATTCCCCACGAACGGCCAGCGCACGCGGCAGGTTTTTAAACACGATATCGCCGGGGCCGATCTTCTTCGTGTTGTCGGCTGTCGCTTTGGTGTTGCTGTCGATACTCTGCAACCGGCGCATAGTGCCGTTATCGCCGGTCAGCGGTGATGAGGGTTGCGGTGTGCCAGGCGGAACGTTTTTCACCTCAACTTTTTTCGGTGCAACTTTAGCGATATCGCCCTGAAGAAGGGCTACTTTGTCCTGAAGAACGGCCATGCGTTGCGCGTCCTCGATCTTCTTCCTGGCTTTTTCAGCTTCATCAGGCAGAACGCCGAGCTTTTCAAGGATCCATGCCAGTGTATCCAGCAGCATTTTTGCAGGCGCCAGAACAAGCTGGAGAGCACCACCAAGAACGTTACCGAATACCTCACCAGCGCTGGCGCACTTATCCAGTGTTTCCTTGCTGGACTCCATCGGGGAAAGCAAAGATTTGAACCAGTTAAAGACCTGGCTGACAGTGCTGCCTATCGCGTCAAAGATGGGGCTGAATTGCGCGAAGGTCTCGCGTAATGGGGAAAGTCTTTCCATGATGCCGGTGAACACGCCAGCAAAAAATGCTTTAAGAGGTTCCCAATACCGCCAGATAAGCACGCCTGCTGCAATAAACGCTGCCACTATCAGGCCAATCGGGCTAAACAGCAGTGACAGTGCTGTACCCAGCATAGACACCGCAGCAGTGATCATGCTCCATATGGCCGGTAAGCCCGTCAGGCGAAGAGCGAGCATTCCGAGGTTTTTAGTTAATGCTCCCAGCGCGGCACCGGGCGCGAGAAATGCCCCTATAAGTGCACCACGCATAGCGGGGATGATGGCTGAAACGCCTCGCATTTTCCCTGCTAACGAGCCGAGAACTGGCCCCCACCCGTGCACGCTAGCCATCGCCGGGCCGGAAGCCGTGCCGAGTGTTCTGAGAGCGGCAATCGTTCCGGTTATACCTCTGCCCCCTGTCAGCAGGGTAAAGCCTAACTGGAGTTTAGCCAGCGGCCCCATAAGCAGGCCAATCGCCAGCGATGTGCCGCCAATCGCGGCGGTCAGTGTCAGAACGCTACCGCCGACAACCAGCAGGGACTGGGCAAGCTTCGGATTTTCTTTCGCCCATTGCGTCATATTTCCCACAACTTCACTCAGTCCCTGAGTAAGGGCACGCAACTGATTGTTGACGAGATCGTTAATCTGGATGCGGAAGCCTTCCCAGGCGCTGTCCAGATTCTTGAGATCACCATCAAGGTTATCCGCCATTATTTTGGCGGCTTTCTGCGCCTCACCTTTGGCGTTTTTCAGTTCACCCAGCAGCTTCTGAAGTTCGCCACTCCCGGCTGACATAACCAGCGCCTGGAATGACTTTGACGCCTCTTCACCGGCAATATCTTTGAAGAATGAGAGCTTGTCGGTATCCCCGTATTTGCTGATCTTTTTGTAGAGATCGGTTAGAACCACTTCAGCAGGGCGCATTTTCCCCGTTGCGTCAGCAACTTCTACACCCAGTTCTTTAAGCGCGGTTTTTGCCCTGCCTGTTGGCGCGGCAAGGCGTGAAAATGTGGCCTGCAAACCTGTACCGGCGATACTCCCGCGCAAACCTACGTTCGCCATCACACCGATCATGGCCGTGGTCTGTTCGACGCTGACGCCAAGGTTGGACATACCTGTCCCGGCGTACTTCATTGCCTCGCCGATATTTTGCAGATCGGTGTTGGTGCGGGTGAACGCGCCAGTTAATACGTCACTGACGCGATCCATTTCTTTGGGATCGAGGCGGAACTGAGACAGGATGTTTGAGCTGATATCGGCACTTTCGCCTAAATCCATACCACCGGCCAGCGCCATATTGAGTACGCCGGGCAGCGCGGCCTGAATGGCCTGCGGAGTGAAACCGGCCATAGCGAGAAACGCCTGCCCGCTGGCAGCGTCAGTCGTTGTGAACTGCGTTTCAGCACCCAGCTTTTTGGCCTGATCGCGGAGTGCGGAAAAGTCTGCTGAGCTTTTATCTATGCGGGTTAGCGCCTGCACACGGGACATTTCACGGTCAAACCCAACGGCGGGGGATAAAAAGCGCCCCGCTACGTAACCGGCAGCAGTGGCCCCGGCAACGGCCATCGTGCCCCCGCCGCGAAGTTTACCAGCCGTTTGCTGCATCTGGTCATAGCGCGCACGTGCCTGCGTGACCGCAGAAAGCTGTCGCCGTTCCCGCTCAAGGGTCTGGTTGTACTGTTCAGTACGACGAATGGCACTCTGAATGGTGCGGTCACTGCCGACCAGTGAAACGCCGTGGCTGCGCAGTGCCTGTGAGGCGGCGCGCAGCTTAACCATTTCCTGCTTGCGCGCAGAATTAAGGCGCTCCAGCTTTACGGCCAGCGCTGCCATATGTGCTTTTTGCTTGTCTGTAAGTTGTGTACCTTCCCGCTGTGCCTGATTCAGCCCTTCAAGCGCCCGGCTGGCGTCGTCAATTTTGCGGGAGGTCTTTTGCACGCTGTCGCGCAGACGGTTGAACGTGCGGGACTGACTGTCCAGATCTTTAATACTGGACTGCGTTTTTTTGAGGGATTCAGACAAACCGCCCGCACTCTGGCGGGCGGCATTGACCGGGCGGGTAAGTTTATCGATCGCGCTGAACGCGACGCGAATATTAAGGCTTTTCACTGTCACTGGCTCCACTTCGGACAGCCGCCCGTTCACGCCAGGCTATGACTTCGCCCAGTTCCATCGTGAAGACTTCAGAGGGCGGCCAGTTGAAAACAACCGCGATATCAGCAACCAGATCGTCGATCAGGTCGAACCGCAGGAGGGTTACTGATTCTCCGTCTCCGCCTCGCTCGACGCTCCAGACCCCGCAGGTGTCAAAAAAGGGACGAGCGCTTCAGACAGACTGACAAAATCGCGGGTATCCATTTCGTTGATTTCGGTCTGTTTGAGTCGCGGTGATGTGACGCGGGTTAGCAATACCGCCACCGAATCCACATCCATATTCATCACATTAACCAGCTTCAGCCCGCGCAGAGAGCCAGCCTGTTTGATCTCATCCGTGATCGTTACCTGGGTAATTTTCTCATCGCCGCGAACAACGGGTTTTGCCAGCGTAATGGCGTTATCGGTTTTCTTGCTCATTCTTGAATACTCCGGGCGGCACGGATGTGCCGCCACTTATCAGGTTAATCAGTTACCCATTCCCAGCGCAGACGTTATGCGGTCAGGGTAGATATTTTTGCCATCTTTCTTGTAGATGAAGTTCAGCAGATCAAACTCAAACAGCGGCTTGTCGTCGATAGTGAGCCTGTAATAGGTGTTCTTCATTGTGTAGCTGACGGAGGTGTCTTCTCCCTGCTTGCTTTCACCGCCGTCCATTTCGGTGATACGGCCGCGCAGTTCAACCTCAACAAGCAGGCTTTCTCCATCGGTGTAATATTCACCGGCGAAGCGGAAGCGGGTTTCGTCGATATCGCCGCAGTAGTTCAGCAGTAAAGACTGAACCAGACCGCCAACCACCATTGTGGTATCCAGCGCGCCACTGTCCAGACCGAGATCCACCGCAGCGGAGCCAATCATCCCGCCGCCCTGAAAGTCTTCAGTTTTACGGGTCAGTTTTGGCAGCGTCACGGAAGATACTTTGCCGATGCAGTTGCTGCCGTTCACAAAGCAGGTGAACAGGCGCAGTTTGTGAGGAACCGCCATTTATGCACCTCCCAGGGAAGAAAACGCCGATTCGAAATACTCGTCCGTGAAGGTCTGGTAGAGCGTCAAATCTTCCATTGGCGGAACCGGTGTATATTTATAGCGAATGCGTACCTGACCCTGGCGGAGACCGGTTGTCGGGTTATCCAGGATATCAAACCAGCATTCAGCACCAATTAGCCGCCCCTGCGTCACCAGCGAATTGAGTTTGCCGCTGATGCCGCTGACCACATCCTTGACGTTGGCCGGGGTTAGCGGTTCGTCCACTGATTCAAATTGCGCCTCAGCGATACTGTCAGCCAGAATCTGTGCAGTTCGGGTATAAACCTCAAAGATATAATCTTTGGTGTCGGTAACGCGGTTGCCCCAGAACCGGAAACCGTTACGCTTGATGAGCGTCGTGATCTCCTTGTTGTTCAGTTCGTTCGCGTCGCTGTCTTCGGCCTGAAGCGACCAGAAAACATCCTGCGAAATACCCAGCACGTTCTTGACCGCCACGTTGGAAAGCGATTTATGCCAGCCCTGATTGTTGTCAATCAGCGCGCGAAGCCCGCAGGCATAGGCGGGGGCCGGGAAGATTTCATCTTCTCCGGTCTGAGGGTTGTATGCGATGAAGTCAGGCCAGATAAGCATTAGCTCACGATAGGCAAAGGTAGCGCGGTAGGCGATAGCTTCTGCCATCGTCGTGCAGCCGTAACAACTGGCATAAACAAACGCACGCAGATTCTGCGCAATGACGCACAGCGCAGAGGTCACTTCTTCCGTGTCGTAGTCTGGCGCGGCCAGAATGCGCGGACGATAGCCCACCTTCTGTTCAGCCGTCAGAAATGCGTACATGCCGGTATAGCTACCGTCTTCTGCCGTGCCACCCATGATGAGCTGCGACTGCGTTTTACCGCCTTCCTCTTCCGTGGCTGCTGCCACGCGCACAACGATGACCTTCGGGCTGGTCTGGTCAGCGATGGCTTTAAGCGTTTTGTACAGGGAGCCGGTTTTACCCGCCTTACCCAGCACGTTGTTAACCCGCGTCAGTAACACGGGGGTATTCAGGGGAAAGGTATCAGCGTCGGCATCATCCGCCACGGCAACGACCCCAATGACACTTGATTCAATGTCATTGATGGCTGTCACCAGGTCGGTATTCTCCCGGACGCGTACACCGTGGAAACGTGTCTCTGACATGTTAGCCACCATTACGTTATTGAGTTCGCAGTGATAATCCCTCATGTCTGAACACCACTCACGCTATTGCGGGTCTGGCCGGACTGCGACAACAAAAACCGATTTAGTCTCTCCCGCGCGCGTGGGATCCTTCGCCGAAAGAAGGGGGAAAGCATGGCACTTACAGACCTGACAAAATCACTTAACGACGCCATCAGCAGTTATAACGATTCACTTACCGAGGCGGTAAAAAGTCCGGGATTCAGCATAACGATGGGCGGTAAGGTACGGACGCAGCTTGACGAGCGGATCATGTCGTTGTCACTGACGGACAACCGGGGTTTTGATGCCGATCAGCTTTCCATTTCTATTGATGACAGTGACGGTATGGTTGCTCTGCCTCCGCGTGGCGCTGAGCTTGCGGTATCAATTGGCTGGCTGGGTGAGTCGCTGATTTACAAGGGACTGTACACGGTTGATGAGGTATCCCATGAAGGGCCGGGTGATATCATTGGTATTACTGCCCGCAGCGCTGATTTTCGTGAAGAGTTCAACATAAAGCGCGAAGTCTCATGGCATGACGTGACCGTCGAGCGCGTCGTGTCGACCATAGCGCACCGTTACGGACTTAAGGCACAAATCAGTGAAATGCTCATGGATATTGAGATTGATCACGCCGACCAGACGCAGGAAAGCGATATGTCTTTCCTTACCCGCATGGCGGAAATGCTGGGTGCAATTGCCACCGTAAAGAACGGCAGTCTGCTGTTTATCCTGCCGGGTGGCGGTGTAACCGCTGACGGGAAGGCAATACCCTCTGCCAGCATTGACCGCACGAGTGGCGACCGTCACCGCTTTCGTATTGCCGATCGGGATGCGTATACCGGCGTCAGGGCTTACTGGCTGGATCTCAATTTCGGCAAAAAGAAAAAGGTCAGCGTAAAGCGCCGTAAGCCAGCAAAGCCCAAAAAAGAGAAGAGCAGCAGCCGTGAGGGCGATTACATGGAGGGCGCAGACGGTAACGTCTATGTACTGCGCAAAACTTACCAGAATGAAGAGGCGGCGAAACGTGCGGCAGCGGCAAAGTGGCAACAGCTTCAGCGTGGCGCGGCAGAGTTTTCGATCACCCTGGCGCGTGGCCGCGCTGAGTTATACCCCGAAATGCACATCACGGTTAGCGGTTTTAAGGATGAAATTGATAATCAGGACTGGATCATTGCGCTTGCTGAGCACGTCATCGACGACAGCGGCTTTACCACCCGACTGGAGCTGGAAGCGAAAATACCTGACTGGATAGCGGAAACTGAATAAAATGAAATGGAGTTCAACTCCCACAGGGGAGCCATCATTATGTTCAGATGTCCATTTTGCGGCGCTATGGCCCGCACTCGTACCAGCCGTAAAATAACCGATATGACAATCCGGCAATATCACCAGTGTCAGAATCTGGAATGTAGCCGGTCATTCACCACGCTTAACAGCGTGGAAAGGGAGGTAACAAAGCGTGCAGGTACTGCGCCGTTACCGCCAGACTTCATCCCCCGCGATGCCTTTCCCGCCTCGCACTACGGAAATAATCAACTTAGCCTGATTATTTAAACAAAAGCCCCGTTTGTGTAACGGGGCTTTTCGCTTGTCAATGCGTCCAAATCCGATAAAATCCCAATGATTTGTAACAAAAAGATAAGATTTTCATTTAAGGAGATTTGTTTATGGCATTGGTTAGCTGTCCAGAGTGTCTTAAGGATGTAAGTGATACAGCATTACGCTGCCCGTCATGTGGGAAGCAACTTAAAAAGCCACGGCGTTCACTTTTTGGAAAAGTCATCAAGTGGGCTTTTATACTGTTCAACTTATTTATGATCTACTGCCTCTTCGCAGGATTAGGTGGTAGTGGTGAAGTAATAAATCACGCAACTTCCGATGCAGAAAGAGCTGGGGCTGCAATTGGTACCGGTCTAGGTTTAATGGCAATCGCTAGTGTCTGGGTTATAGGCGACATAATCATCGGTATCCTTGTATTCCTCACAAGACCAAAGGGATGATTAAATGAAAAAGCTGTTTTTAAATGCAATAGCATCATTTATGGCACTCAATGCAGCGTCTGTATACGCAGGAAGTGAACATAAAAACTTCAATGCAGTCCTTGAATGTCGGGCTATGGAAAATAATGCTGAACGACTTTCTTGTTACGACAAATCAATACCGCCATCACGAACACAAAATGCTGATAAATTCGAGAGTAGAGATCAATGCCCTGAGGAGAAAGATAACGATAAACGACTATCTTGTTACGATCGCTTCTTCTCACCAACGTTTAAAGCTACAACAAGCACGATAAACACGTCAGCAAAAACTGATTATCAGCAACCTGACCGAGCTAAGTTGTTAGAGTGCCAAAGTGAAATTAATGGCACTAAAAGGCTGGCATGTTTCGACAAGTTATTCCCGCAAACTACATCCGCAGAAACTGAAGCTGTAGAAAATTCTGTTTCTAACCCTGGCAAGTGGCAAACATCAATTAGCACCTCGCCGGTAGACGACTCAAAAAACATAATCCTCTCACTTAACAGTAATGATTACATTCGAACACCTTTTGGAGAAAGTGTGATTCCAACAATGTATGTAGCCTGCCGCGAAAAGAAAACGGAGGTATTCATTAACTGGGATGTGTACCTAGGCCTTGAGCAAACGAGCATGCTCTACCGCTTGGATAAGCAGAAAGCAGTTGAAAAAGAATGGTCTATCTCAACTGATACCAAAGCGGTTTTTTACAAGGGTAGTGACATTGACTTCATTAAATCTCTAGCCAAAGCAGACAAAATGTTCACCAGAATCACCCCATACAATGAAGCCCCTGTGAGTGCAACCTTCGATCTGAAGGGCCTTTCAGATGCAATGAAACCGCTTCAAAAAGCTTGTGGTTGGAAGTAA